GTATAGGACATTCCCAACCTACCGCGCTTGCACCGACAGCGGAAAGTGTAAGTGCCGCCGCGAGAATTATTCTACGCATCATAGTCCACCCCCGCTACCGCTTGTAAGATTACTCTCCTGAATATAATACACGCCGATCGTGATAGTGATATTCCCTGCGTCGTCGCCGGCGACAGTCGCCTTGACATTGCTATCCCCCGCGCTTGCGAAGGTTATCGTATTAGTACGAGACGCGCTACCGACTATCGCATCACTCCCATCTGTTCCGACAATCCGCACGGCAGTACCGCCGTTGATAACATCATCCATCCTAACCCAATGAACGGAAGGGGCTTCATCTCCCTGCTTATATCGCGCCATAAATTGATGCGTACTCCTGTTATCAGATTCGTGCGGGTCAGAGAGCATCTTGTTCAGCGATACCTTACAATTGCCTCCGTCTGTAAACCCTGCTACATTAAGCGTAGATACTCCATCTACATTCGCCTTGTCAAGTGATAAGCCGATTGCGATAGATGTGGGCGTGCTATTCGTATGTATAAGAGGGATTCTGTCTTTACCATCTTCGCCCTCTAACCATCCAAGTCCTTTGCCGTCATCGGTTTTGTAGGGTATTGCCCCTATTCCAGCATCAACGCCCAAACGCTCGAACTTGCCCTTGCCGTCGCTACCGATTTGGTAAACATCGCCCTCTTCGAGAGTGATTCCCTCGCCAGCCGCACCGTGCAACTGTAGGCACTTGTTTTGCGGGTCGCTCTCGTTCACCTCAATCGTCTTGTTATCGACTGCGGCTTGGATTCCAGTAATCTTGCCCATAGGCACATAGGCAACCGTAGCACCGTTCGCAGAGGGAACTCTCACGGGGACGGACATTCCAGTAATCTGCGTCGTCGTGTTCGTCAGCACGTCCGCGAACGACACATCGCCGCTCGCGTAGGGCGACGGAGCGGTATCGAAGCCGTGGAGTTGGACTACCCCTCCGACTGCGGGATTTCCGTCGATGGAAGCGTTGTCGAAAGTCAGAGCAGCTATCTGCTGGTCGTCGCCGCCATTTCCAGTCATGGCGAGAACCTTCACCTTTCCTTTTTCGGAAGTGCCGTTAAGCAGTATCTTGCCCGTTGTCTCCGACTTGCGGAACACGCTGTCGGAGAAGAAGTTAATGATACTTCCCCACTGCAAATCGTCGCTCGTAGCATCTACGAACGGAAGCACAGCCCCGTTGCTCGCCGCTTGGGGTTTCGCCGTCTCGAACCCCTTTAGCCTAAACTTCTTCGGGTCGTCGGGCGACGCGCCCTCGTCCTGCGTGTAAACGATTGAGCGGTCGTCAGCCACCTGCTCGCTACCTCCACCAATAACCGATTCGTCGAACGGCATCCAATGGATTGTCGCGCCGCTCCCGTTGTCATACCGAGTGAGTATCTTGTGCCTACTCCTGTCAACCGTAGCAGTCTCGTTCGTCAAGAGGTTCTGAATGCTCTCATTGCAGTTATCGGCGGTAGTCCACCCGTAGAGACGGAGCGGCTTGTCGTTGATACCTCCTGGCACATCGTCGCCAGCGGACAGACATCCAGCGTTATGGCCGTTCCATTTCATCCATCCGAGTGTGCTTGACTTCCCGTTGCTATATGGTATGAAGTACTCCTTATAGTCAAACGCCCACCCGTCAGAACCGTCCAGCCCAGCGGTATATCTGTCGGACAGACTATACCACCCGTGAAGCGAGGTAAGCGACCTTCCGCTCTCAATGTGCTGTTCAAACTGCCGCTGGTCGTACGGCTTCTGCGTCACCACGATTGTGAGCGGATTCTTCTCGCTACCACCAGCCGCCTTTCCGCCCGAAACAACGGCGTTCTTGTTCGCTATCAACTGCTGTCTCAACTTCGAGGTGTCAACCCCGCTCTTCGACTTCGACAGCACATTCCCCTGTTCGTCGACATACTGCCCGTAAGTCGAGACGAATACGCCCTCCAATGCCGCTCCGAGATTATCAATCTTTAGTTTATTCTTCTGCGCTTGACATGCGGCGTAAATGCTATTTGCAAGTGCGACACGAGACATTTTAAAGGCGTTTTTCGCGCTTTCATTAAGTCCTACCGTGGCTGTATCAATCACATCAAGCATACTCTTCAGCGATAAGTTTATGTATATGGGGAAGTCTATGACTTCAGAGCCGTGTTCTGTACTTATCAAGAGTTTGACATAGGCTTTCTCATCATCCCAGCCCTTCTGAGGTGTAAACCAGTCTTCATATCCTTTTGCTCCAGCGACAGCCGCCGCGAGCACCAAGGCGATAGCAATAATCTTCTTCATCGTCAGTTTCCCCTTATGGCTTGCGCCTGTGATTCCGTCAAGAATGTGCCGCTCACCGTGAACAGCATCGTCTCCCCATTCTTGAACGCAACATTCCCGTTGTCGGACACCGAGCCGATTGCGTTCCACACGAAGTTTGTGGAAGTCGGAACAATCGGCAGTCCGCCGCTACGCTCATATCGGCTGTTCGTGTCGCTCCACGCCCACACCGTCCCGTTCGTGATTCCCTGTGCCGCAACCGATTGGTGGCAGTCTGCGGCTACCAGTCCAGCGACGGACGGCATCGTAATCGTCATCACGATAGGCACTTCCGCAGTCCCGCTCGTCACTACTGTGGTTTCCCCAGTAGTCACCGATGTCGTGCGAGCAGTCACCTCTCCCGTGGAGTTCGAGATTGCGTTGCCGACATATTCGGCTACATACTTCGCCACCCAGTTGGTGGTCGCTCCAACGCCAGCAACGGCGTTGAGACACGCGGCGACAGCCGCAAGCATAATCATCTTCTTCATGTCAGTCCGCTCCGTTTACGGTTTTCACTTGCCACGACCAGTCTGGATTCTCGTTGTCACCGAGATTTACGGCTACAACTTGGTGCAACGCGCCCGTCTCGTCGGGCAATGTCGCAACGCTGACCTCGCTCCCCTGTGTAATCGGGGAACTGCCAGCAGAGAAGGGCTTTACGCTGACCTTGCCAACTCCGAGCGATGTGGGATTACCCGCTTCGTCGCTAGCGTGGATTTCATACAAGCCGCGTCCAGTTTCGGGGAATGTCGTGCCAATCATGTAGCACTCCCAGTCGCCGTTCCCGTCTTGATTCGCGGGGCAGTCGAAGTAGCCCTCTTTGTCCTGTGCCTTGAACACGCGGACGAAAACGCAGTCGACGCCCTTCGGCACATCCAGTATCTTCAACTGGAACGACGCTCCAAAGCGTGTCTGAATTGTCGGCAGTTCCCTGTCGAGTTCGTCGATACTCACTCTCACTTTTGCGTTGTTCATCTTTTGCTCCTGTGGATATTATACCATTTTTACGCCATTACAGCGACCGCGCCTATCTCCTCCCCCACCTCTATCGGGTTGCCGTTCTTCGAGTATTTCACCTGTCTGTAATACAGGTAATGCACCCCGTTCACGGTGTCCTCTTCGATTCGGGAGATTTCCAACTTCGTGAAGCCGTCCGTATTGTTTGGCTTCCATGTGTCAGTCTTTAGGGCGAACTGCGAACCGCTCGGAAGCGTGTCGCTCGGCATCGTCGATGTCTGCGTCCCGCTTGACGGTCTGAACTTCGCCGTCCCCTGTTCCGTCTCAAGTTTGTGCCTGTGGTCTTCCCGCGCAACCTTTTTCGACACGCCGATAAGGGCTATGAGGTTGTCGGCTATTTTCTGCTCCGTGTTGCCCGTTTCTACCGTCTCGTTCACATACTTGTCGGACTTCGGTGCTTCCTGTGCGAGTGCCTGTGCGTTCGCAAGCGTCCCCTCCGCCGTCCCAGTTGCGTAGGTGTTTTCCTGTGCCATGCTGTAGCCCTTCTGGGCTATCGCGTCTATGAAGTTCCGCCACCTAATCACGATTCGCGGCGGGTTGCCGCTGTTAGGCTCTTCGGGCTTCACGACATCAATGCACCCGTCGCCGCACAGGTTGTTCAGAAACGCGGACACCATATTTCGCCATGCCGCTGGCGACAACTTTTTCTTGAAATTGTCATTGAGGTGAAACATCGTCGCCGCTCCTTACTGTGCGTAAACATTCGTGCAAACGGTAGTCACGGTGGTCTTCTCGAAGAAACCCGCTTCGCTCACCCTGTGGCACTCCGACGCTACGCGTCTCTGCTCGTAGTCGAAATATACATGGGTTATGCCGCTCGTCGATCCGCCATACCAAAAGTCATAGGTCGCCATCGTTAGCGAAGGCGTGTCAGTTTCGATTTGCGTCAGCCCCCTCTTGATGACCGTAGTTTCATCAAACTCCGCTATGACCGCCCTCTTGTAATGTGTCACATTCGGGGATCCAAGGTCGAACTCCACCACTCCTAGACATGTGGTGTATTTACGCTTGCTTATAGTGAACTGCGCGTCGTTAGCCATATTACGCTCCTTCCTCTGCCGACAGCGATTCCGCAATCTCTTTCAGATACGCGGTATTCTCAGCGATTTCGTCGAGTGCTTTCTGAGCCGCCTGTTCCTCTTCCTTCGCAAGAGCAACCTGTCGCACTGCTTCCTCATCGGCAGACAGTTTGCCGAACTCTACATCACGCCAGTCCCGACGCTTGTCCTTAAGTTTTGCAAAGTCCTTCTCCCATTGGACTTCCGCCGCTTTCTGCTCGTTGTAAGAGTCGATTTCGCTCTGCATCGACGACTTATCCTTGTACCATCCCCACGCCTGAGACACCTTCGCCTGAGCCGAAGAAAGTCTAGATTCTGCGTCACTCTGCAACTTCTCGCTCTCGGAAACTTCGCTTTGGATGTTTCTGATTCTCTGCTGGTGACGCTTCTCTTCCTGTTCTCGCTCTTCTCTTGCAAGTTCCTCTCTCAACTTCTGCTCTGCTTCGGCTTCCTCGTTAAGCATCTGATAGTATTCTGCTAACTGTCTCTGATATTCGGCTTCTTCTTTCGCCGCTTGCTTTTCAGCCATATCCGCTTCGAGTTTCGCTTGCTTCTCGACGGTCATTGCTTCCTGTTTGCGTTTGTTTTCTTCTCTCTTCTTCGCAAACTCTTCAGCAAACTTACTCTTCTTCAACTCGTCATTCTTTTCAGCAGTCCCGTCAAGGTCGAACGCTTCAGTAAAAGCGCGCGCGGTTTCCGTACCTATTCCACCGAAAGCGTCTGCAAACTCTCCCATCGAGATAGCACCAGCAAATCTTCCAATCTCGCTTCCTACAGCGTCGAATGTTGCGACAACACCCTTCCACACATTGCTAACAACTGGTGCAAGGGACTTCATCGAATCCATAATAGTATCGCAAGCGGACGATACTTTGTCAGCCATCAGAGCAATCGTACCGTCTTCATTCATCTGCTTCAGGTAATTCAGGAAAACGCCTATACCATCTTTAGCGGTTTCCAAGAACGCCTGGCCGAATGTGCGCACCGCATCATCCCATTGCGCTTCCATCGCTCCCATCAATCCGTCGGCTGTCTGCTCCGTGTCAGCCATAGCACCCTTGAACCGTCCGAGTTCCTTTTCAAGTTCTCGCCACAGTTCGATATTCGATGCACCCGCTTTCTCCATGTCCTGTAGTTTAGCAACTACTTCTGGTGTGACAGCACCAACATTCCTAAGCATCATTCCAGCACGCTCTATCGGCTGACCGTCACGAATGAGCGCATACGCCCGTCCGACTAGGTTAGCAAGCCCCTCTACTGGCTGACCGAGAGCCGCCGCCGCGTCACCAACAAGTTCCAGCGAATCCTTGAATCCCAACGCACCGTCGGAAAACTTCATCAGTTCCCTACTTGCACTAGCAAACTCTTCAAGCGAGAAAGGCGGCGTGTCACCGAGTTCCTGAAGCATCTGCATGTGAACCCTTGCGTCGTCGATATTCCCGATAAGCGTCTTGAACTGAAGAGTCATCTTCTCGTATTGAACAGACTTCTGAAGCAACGCCCACGCATTTTGCGCCGCTCCAGCAAGCATATCGAACCCAGCCTTGATATTTGCTAGGTTCGAGAATACGCCAGTAGCAAAACCCTTGATTCTGGACATTGCCTTTTCAAGAGTTGAAGCAGTCGCGTCCTTTGCTCGGATTATATACTCTACGACACGATTCATTGTATCATCCCTCCAACTTTCCAAGCCGTCTAAGGATAGACGACCTGATTCTAGCAAGCGCGTTCGTTGCGTAGTCCAGTTCGTCCTTCATCCTGACCTCCCTCTCGCACTTCATCGCCTTAATGAACTGTCGTTGCTTGTGATATTCCCGAACAACCCAGTCAGAAGAACATTCCCATGCCCAGTAGCGCGAAGGTATGCCCGTGGTGGCTTCCATTGTCCGTATGAGTTCTCCCCAGTCCGTTCCCCGCTCGATGCGTCCTGATGCGTTCTCTGTGCGTTCCCGTCGATTGTGCATAGCACGGTCGATTCCGTCGAGCAGTTCATCCTCGGTGATGTGGATTCTCGCCGCCATCTTGACTATTCGCTCTTTCGCCTTTTCAGGAGAAGTCATTTCACCTGAGAACGATTCGGGGGTTCTTCCGTTAGCAAGCGCATATACCAACGCCCAAAAGTACGCCTTTGTCTGTTTCCCCCACCACTTGAACGCGAACTCATCCAGCCAAACCGACGCACCTATCGTTAGGTTGTATAGTGTCGTTCCGTCGGCAAGCACCACTGGCATCCCTACTGCTTCAAGGTTGCACTCCGAGAATGGGTTTGCCATTCTCTTACAAGCAAGCACAAGTTCCTCAACCTCGTCAGCGGTCAGTTGGTCGAGAGTGATTCCACGCTGGCGAAGTTCCGCAACTTCTTTCTCGAAATGCACACTCATCTAGGGTAGGGCCTAGGGTAGGCGTTAGGGTAAAATATCAATATAGGTATAGGTATTATAGAAGGGGGTACAAGGGGGGAACAAAGTCCGCGCCCCTGTCCCCTTCAATACCGAACCTTACGACGCCACGTCGTGGGCGAGGTGGTGTTCCGCAGTAGCACTCGCAGTCTCTGCCTGAGTGTTGCCAAGCGAATTGGATGCCGTGGTGATGTCCCATCCATTCTCCGCCGTGATAGTCCCGCTGTCGCAGAGTTCCACATCGACCGTCTCGTTGCCGTCGTAGTTGTCTGCGGCAAGGAACTCGCCAGCCGAGCCGAGTTCGTCTTGGTGGTTGCCCTGAAGCGACCAAGTGTAGGAGCGAACGCCAGCACCCGACGGAATCTGAAGACCGACCAGTGTGGACGGACAGCCGAAGTTGGACGCAATCGTGGTGAGCGAACCCGTGTAGGTGCGGCATACAGGGTGGTCGCTCGTCCCGTGCTTATGACCAGTGACAGTCATCGTCACAAAAGCCGTGTTGCTGAAAGAGATTACCACGGTATCGACATGGTAGCCGCCGAGGATTTCACCAAACCTCGGGATTTTGCATCCTGTCGCCGTCTGCAGCACATAGGTTGCGGACACCGAGGTTCGAGTGTCGTGCAGTTTGCTCGCCAACTCGTCGCCAGCACTTCCGAGAGCCTGTGCGCGGGTGACGCTTGTGGTCGGGTTGTTCGTCTGAATAGCCCACCCCGTCAAATCACCGAAAGGCGAGGTAGGATTGAAGAATGCGGCACTCATTTTGCTTTACCTCCTGTTGTTTGGTTATGCTGTTCAACCTTCTCGGCTTCCAGCAATGAATACTATATCAAAAATTATGGTGCTTGTATAGACCTCAACCCCCTTGTCGCCAGCCCCGAACTTCAACGAGGTTGTCACGATTTCGGTTATGGAGTTGGTTGTCGGCATGATACGGAAGTTCTGCACATTCGACCCGTCGCGCATCTTCTCCCGCGTCGCTTGCGTCGTTCCAATCGGCATCGCGGCAATCAGACGCATCATCCACCGCTGTATCTGCCGTCTGCTCCTGTTGTAGATGTCGAGTTGCCCCCGCCAATGGAATACATCGGACGGGAACGCCATCATGTCCCCAGTTTCGGGATAGCCTATGTCGAACACAACGCAGTCGAGCATACCCTTGTTGACCGACAGGAACGCAGACTTGCCCTCCTGTAGCCCCAGTATCTCGCAAACCTTGTCGAAGCAATCCCGCTCCGCTTGGAACATCGCTTCCTCAAACTGATTTGGTGCTTCCGCTTCCATGATTCACCTCACTTTTCCTGTGTAGCCTTTTCAACGACCGTCGCAATCATTCGGGAGTATTCCCGCAGATTGTCATGCACGGCACGGTAGATAAACTTCTCGTCGGCTCTCGCGCCCTTCGCAACCGTTCCGACACCGCGCTTGAACCACTTTTTGCCCTTCATGTTGTGGATGTAGTTCGCATACGTGCCAGCCGCAGAGTTCTTCGGCACGAATATGTGGGCTTCTAGTTCCTGTTGCCCCTGTCCGCCAAACTCCACCGTGTGCGTTATCGACTTCTCCAGTCCGCCAGCAACCGATATACGCTTCGTGCGCCGCTTGCGGACGAGAGTAGCCGACATCTGACGCACCGTGGGCGACCTCGGAGCGTTCCCCTTCGCTTCCCTCATAGCGTGTTGACCGATACGCCGCATCGTCGGCTCTAAAAGCCGCTTCTGCGCTTGCTGTATCTTCATTAGGTCGAAGTTCACCGTGACATTCGGACTACCTTCCACGGCTACCTCCCCTCTGCGCTTCGATTTCTGCCGCATCCAGTTCTTCATCTACAGGCTCTATAGTGTGGATGCAGTTCGGGTGGAACAGACCGTCCTCTTTCGCTTCGTCGAGCGAAGGGAAGTCCTTGCTGTTTCCTGTCACCGAGACGATTCTGCCAGCCCACTTCTTACAGGCATCGCAACTGTCAGCCGTCCCGCCGTCATCGGAAATGCGAACGAGGTCGCTCCCAGTAGTCCGCGCTATCGTGTCAACCAGCGTGTCGTTATACATAGCCATGCTGTTCGTGCGGACGCTCATCATCAAGTAGTTGTCGGTATTCCACACCCGCCCACCTCTATCGACAAACTTGAAGTTCTCCGCGTCCTTCGCCGCGCCAATCCACTTGTCGCGTATGACCTTCATCAGTTCGCGGTTCGTCATCCCCTCTACTGCCTGTTCGCGGAAAGCGGACACCGTGGCGTTCCTCAACGCCGTCACAATGCTCTTCGACATCCCGTTCGTGAATGTCGCCGCCATCCCCTCTCCCCCTCGCGCCTTGATTGCGTCTAAAAGCACCTCCATTCGCTCCGTAGAGTATCGGGTGATATTCCCGTCCAGCATCCTACTCGCGCCGTTGTATGCGCGTTTAGACGCGTATTCCATCTGCGCGTCCATCAGCCTGTCAAGGCGACGGCGAAGACGGTCTATCCTACGCTGGGTTTCGGCAATCAGCCTGTCGCGCATATCCGCGTTTCGGGATATGTCATTCTCTTCCAGTTGCAACAACAGTTCCTTGCGTATCTCCCGAACGCATTTAAGGACTTCCCCCTTGCATTGACGTGAAACCGCATCCGCCCTCTGTATGAGGGTTCGGAGTTCCTGTTTTTGCACCGCAGATTTCATCAGCCGCCTATCCGAGTGACTACCGATAGTTTGTCGCAGAGCCAAGCCAACGCTTCTACGCTCCACTTCCCGCCGCCGACCGCCATTGAAGTAAGTTTGCTTCGGGTTTCGTCGCCATTCAGAGACGGCAACGCTTCCCCTGTCCCTTCGGGCATCGTGTCGCGTAGAAGGGAATACAACGCCTGTTCGTAAACGGCGTATTCGTCTCTGCGCTTCTGCCCCTCTTCATAGGGCGGTTCGTCATCGCGCATCGGACGACCGATTGCACGGGCAAGGTCGCGGCGAGCCTGTGTGATTGCCGCTTCCTTCTGCTCTCCCGAATACTCTTTCCAAAACTTACCTACCGTCCGTCCCTCGAAGTAGGCGTTTGCATTTGCGAGGTTTATCATAGCCGCACCGCCTTACTTCTTCGAGGGTTCGGACTTCTTCGCGGTTTCAGCCTTGCTTGGCTTCTCCGCTCCCTTCGTCATCGCTTCGAGATTCGCCTTGTGGACTTCAGAGACAATCATTGTATGTTTCCCTTCCTGTTAGTGAAAACAGCCCCGTAGCACTTCCTGTCGCGCTATCGGGGCAAGTTTTCTGTTAGTCAAGTCGCTGGGTCACTTTTCGCCAGCCATTGCCTTGCGGCGCGATTCCATGAGACGCAGAATGTAGTCATTCCGTCCAGCCTTTTCGACGGGCTTTTCTGCCGCTTCCTCGACAGACTTTTCGGGATTCTCATTCTGAACCTCAACCGCTCCGCCATAGACGGGCTTGGTGTCGCCTTTGTTCTTCGCCATGTTGCACCTCACTTTTGCAGTTTCAGATACTTGATTCTGAACCTCAACTGCTCCGCCTGTGTCGCGGTGAGCCGTAGCGTTCCGCCAAAGGCAATCTTGTCCCCGTCGAACAGGTTTGTCTCCGCAACCGCACCGCTCGAAAGCGTGAGCGCACTCCACGATGTCCCGTCGCCGTTGGAAACCGTCAGAGTTCCGCCAGCCGCCGTTGGAGTTCCGATGCTCACATCCCGCGTGATGCCGTTCGTAGAGACTATCGCCCATTCCGTGAGGTCAAGGCCAACGATGCTGTTGAAGTTGTTTGTGACCGTAGCCGTTCTTACCGTGTTAGTGAGTTCAAACCCGTTTACCGAGTTCATCGAAGCGACCGCCATCCAGTTCGTCACGGTCGAAGTCATAACGCCGACATAGTTTGTCGGTACAAACTCCGTCCCGCTCGAAGTGGCGGTCTTCTTCGCTTCACTAACCTCAACCTTCCACGGAACTACAGCGCACGACGGGTCGATAACCACCAACTGATTGGAGATTACAGACCCTCCTCCGTCAACGATTATGTCGCGGACACCAACGCCGCTGTAGGTGAAAGTCGGGTCGGTCGCAAACAGCGACATTCCACATAAAGCGAACGCGAATAAAAGAAGTCCCTTCTTCATTGCCTTTGCTCCTGTGTTGTCAGTTCCTGTTTACTATGCAAGGGGAACGGGTGCTACCCCGCTCCCCCCGCGTCCGACTACGCCAACTTGGTGATGAGCTTCACAACGCGGATGTCCTTCGCGTCGTAAACCTTCGACCAGTTGCCGACCGTCTCCAGTTCGGCGTTCGTCGGCGTGACACCAGCGCACGATGCCGCAGTCCACTTGAAGCCACGGACATGGGCGATGTTCGCGTGACGGCTGACGATGTATTCCTCGCCGCCATTCGTGAGGGCGTTGCGCTCCGTCTCGAACGGGGTCTTGCTCTGGCAGTCGCAGAGGGCAACCGCGCCACGACCGAAGAGGTAGATTTCGGCAACGCCCGTATCGGCGTTATAGGCGAGGTTGTCATCCATGACGAGCGCACGACCGTTGTAGGACGGAAGCACACCCGGCTGGGTGGACGGCTTGTATCCCGTTGAGCCAGCGTCGAGAGAAGACAGGAAGGTTTCAGCCGCCGAGTGCATCGCCATGCCGACGAGGTTCATCTTCGCGTCGCCAAGCACCTGTGCCGCCCAAAGAAGCGTGTCCTTGCCGAGCGTCGAAGAAGACGCGTCAAGGATAAGGTCTTTGCCAGCACCAGTCGTAGCCGTGAAGATGCCCTTGAGCGTGGAGAGCAGTTTCGCTTCGTCACGACGCGCCCAATACGCACCGAGACGAGAAGCAATCCAGCCCATCGGGTCATCGCCAGCGAGGTCAACCGCAAGGTCGGTGATGCCGAAAGCCTGTGCGCGACGGGTGATGACAGCAACATCCTGTCCAGCCGTAATCTTGTTGACCGTGATGTTGCCCGTGTCGGACAGCACCTGCTCGTCTCCCGTGAGGTCGCCCCAAAACGGCATATTGACGGTCTTGCCGCCAGTTCCCGCTTCGTTGCAACGAGCCTGAATAAGCGGGTCGCTCGCCGCGATTCCCGACTTAATGAAGTTCGAGTTGTCGTGATACGCCTTCGTGAAGAAGCGCGTGAACGCAGACATGGAAGCCGCGTTTATAACATCCGACAATTTCGTGATAGCCATTGTTTTACTCCTATGGGTTTGTGACTTTTAGACTTCGAGCGTCACACCTTCAGCCGCCGCGAGACGCTGGGCTTCTGCTGGGTTCTCCTTCATCAGCCGCATCTGCTCCGTAAGGTTTTCCGCTCCCTTCTTGAACGGGTTTCCGGCAAAACTGCCACTCTGACTGTTGGGCTTGCCCTTGCTACCGACACCGCTGTGTCCGCCGTCGGCAATCATCGCGGGATTCTCCTTCTTGAAGGTTTCCATCACCGCTTTCATTGCGTCTCCGTCATCCACATTGGTGTCGCCAACCGCTATGTTAAGCAACTGCTCGAAAGCATTTGCCGAAACGCCCTCCGCCATAGTCACCCCGTTCGCTTTCGCACACGCGGCAATAGTGGCTTTGCGTTCCTGTGCCGCAACCTTCGCGTCGCTCTCAGCCTTTGCCTTGGAGAGTTTTTCGACTTCCTTGCGGAGTTTCGAGATTTCAGTCTCGCCCTTGCCGCCAGCGTCTTCCAACTCCTTCAACTTGGCGTTGAGTTCCTCGATTGTCCTGGCGTTTGCGTCGCGCTCGCCCTCTGCTTTCCGCCTTGCGGCGGCACTCGCCTTATCAATCTGTCCCTGTAGGTCGAAATTCTCCGCGAACGACTTTTCTTCGTCCGTAAGCGTCTCGGCCGCCAGCAACTTCTTGATAATGTCGGTAATGTTCATCTTGCCTTTTACCTTTCTCGCGGATTGCCCCCCGTGTAGGGTTTTTTGTCGCGGCGTTTTGTTTCCTGTAGCCGTGTCACAGGAAGTACCCCATTTCGAGGTTGTATAAATTATACCATAGCCCGTGGCGAAAAGTCAACCCTCATTAGGCGGCGTTTTCTTCTCGCCCTTCTTCGGGTCATCATCGTCATCTACGGGCATATCGGCAAACGGGTTCACGGGCGTGAAGTCAGCGTCCGTCAGAGCGTCGATTTCCTCCGACGCTTCCTTGAACTCGTCGCTGTCGCACCCGCCCATTTCGAGCATCAGCCGCAGTCCAGCCTTTAGCGCAACCTTGCGCATCGCTGTCGTGGCGTTCGGCATATTGCCTACGAGGTCGATGCAGTCCCGCATCGCAACCGCGTCGATGACATCGAACTTCGACGGATAGACTGGCGTGTATTCCGCAAAGGACGGGTCGAAGTAGCGGGAAAGCCCCACCAGTTTCGTCTCCGCATGTTGCAGAATGAGCGCACGGTTGCCCAGCGTTGAATTGGTGTCGAGTTGGTCGAACGACTTGCTCTCCGCCGTCTGCGCCTGTCGGCTCTCCCTGTTGAACAGCGCAAGTCCGCACATATCGAACAGGATGCCCCGCTTGCGCGTCTCTTCGTCCGTAATCGCTTTCAACTCCTGTGAGGACGGCGAGATATACCGCGTAGTCCCACGGTCTTCGGGCGATTCAAAGAAGGGGTTGCGCCGTCCCTTGATTACCTCGCGCTGTAGCGTGATAAGCCGCTCGCCCCTCAACTCCGATATGTCAAGGTTCGTCTCCAGCGTATTCAACAGCGACATCGGGACAACCAACTGCGGGTAAACGCTGTCGGTCAGCGATTCGTTGTGCATACTGTCGAGGTTCAGCATCTGCGCACACACATTCTCCACATCGTCGAACCACCACGGTCTTGCGGACACGCTGTTCACCAGCACAAACGGGATCCGGTCAAGGTCTGTCACGAAGTCGCTACGCAACTCGCCCTCTCCAAACAACTTCGGGTTGTCCGTGTCCTCCGTGATATGCACACGCCCGTCCGTGGGATTGAGGTAGTAGAGCGTGAAAACCTTGCCCGTCTCCGTCGGCACAAGCGGGTCGGAACTGTTCTCGCAACAGGATTCCGTGATAATCCAGCGCAATGTGCCGTCCGATTCAATGCACCAGTCTGGAACATGGCAACTCTCCCACAGTTCCCAGCGAACAAAGTCATTCTGCTCCTGTTTCGTCTGCAAGTTTCGCGGCACGGGATTCCCTAACTCGTCGAGCATCGCGGGATTCCTGTCAACCTTCACCCAGCACCAGCGTCCAGTAGTGATTGCCGTGTTGACCCGCTCCATAAACTGATTGATTCCCTCGCCGTCCCCAGTCACATTCGCCTCAAACTGCGGGTCGATTCCCGTGCGCTCCGCTGGCTTCTTGAAGATATACTGGTTTATCTTCGCCACGATTCGCCCAGCGTCGTTCACGAAAGCCGTGCGCGTCTTGCGTCCAACAGTCCCGTCTTCGGGGTCGCCGTTCCATTGCTTGTCAGTCTCGTTAGGCGCTCTCCACAACCTCATGTCGATGTAGGGTCTGCCGCCGTCGGCGCAAGCCCTGTTGAACAGGATTTGCCCGATGCGCTCCTTGAACACCGTGTTTCTGCGGGTTGTTATGATGCTTCCAGTCTTTGCGTCTGCCATTGCCTTACTCCTTTTGCGGGTTTAGGTGTGTATATTATATCAGAATTGCCGTGGAGCGTCACCATAGCGAATGTCGTTTTCGAGCGCATACCTTACTGCGTCGATGGTGTGATTGTTCCTGTCGGGGTATTCGTTGCGCTTCGTGCCGTCTTTCAGTTTCTCATACTCGTAGTGCGTAAACTCGTCAACCGCGTGAGGGCAGTCAACGGGGTCAATCACTATCTGCGTCCGAGAGCGCATCCAAACAAGCCCCTCTTCGGGAAAGTTCGCCCTCTTGAAGCACTTTGTCATCCTACGCGCTCCGAGTGATTGCAGCCGGGCAATCGCTCTGCTCTCCGCGCTGTCGGCTATGATTACATTGTTCTCTATCCCGAACCGCTTTATCGCGTCGAAGATACCTTCCTCGAATTGCCCGTGCTTCACCCACTCGCCGTAGATGTAGATGGTCTTGTGGCTATGGTCGTATGCGCACAGCATGAGGGCGGACGGGTCGTTCTCGAAGCCGAAGTCCAGCCCGTAGCGTCTCATGCGGAAGTTGTCTCGCTCCTGTTGCGTTATGCGGCGTATCTTCAAGTTCGAGAAGATTTCACTACCCGTACCTGTTATGTCACCGAGGTAGATGTGATTATACATCCGCTCGTTATTGTGCTTCATCGCTTCCGCTTCGGCAATGAACGGCTCTCCCAGCCACTCCCTCGGCATACACAGGTAGTTGCTCTTATGCACATACCTATCGGGATAGAACTTCAACGCTTCCGCGTTTACCCAGTTGGTAGAGGATTCGGGCGGATTGTATGTGACGATATTCTGAAACACATCGCCGCCGCGCATCGTAGAAATGAGGGCAGTCGATACCGCTTCCATGCCAGCGAACTGGTCGAACTCTTCAAACCAAGTGAACTTGATGTAGCCGTGCGGCACTTTGATGGATTTCGTCTTCGAGGGGTCATCCATTCCGCGAAACTGTATCATCTGCCCTGTCGGAATGTAAACGATACGCGCTGGCGAATTGTAGATTCTGAAATACTGCTGTAGCCCCAACTCGTAGATGCACCAAATGAACTGCGCCAGAACGCTGTCCCGCAAGTCCGTCTGCACTTGCCTGTAAACCACCGCGTTCGCCAGCGGGTCTTCCAGTATTCCGATTAGGATTCTGAACGCCGCAAGCGTGGACTTTCCCGAACCTCGACCGCCTATGAGCCAAAAGTGTCGGTAGAGGAATTTGCGCATCGCTCGCCAAACCCCGTAGTGGAACGGGGCTATTTTGCTCGTCAGATTCAAACTCAACAGTTGTGATGTCATAGGATGCGCCTAATTCCGCCTGTGTCGCGTTTCTCCGCGCTGGGTAGTGTGTCTATATCCCCCTGTCGCACGAAGCCCTGTAGATGCCTTTAGGCGCGTGGTGGCTCTGCCCCCGAAGGTGGAAGGTCAGCGTTCGGCACATCGTCAACCAGCGTCGGTATCTTCGACAGGTCGTGTTC